TATGTTTAAGTTTCATTTAGTTTCCTGATTTATTGTTATATACGTATTATATTACGTTTTATTCAAAATGTAAACCTTTATTTTACAAAAGGCCATTCTTTTTTACCATTAAGATTTTCAATTCTCTGTTTTAAAAAACTAATAGTAGTATGAATATGTCCGCAGTCGTGTGGTTCAAGAAGAGATTCATAATAATAAATTTCTTCTTGTAACATTTGTATACGAACATTTTCAGAATTTTTCATATTTAATTCATCATAATACGATTCTAATCCCATTAGGATACCTCTTTAAATTTAAGAGTGTATTGTTGATTAGGTAATCCAGATATGTCTTTATGTCCAAGGGCCCAATTTTCTGCAGCATCTTCTACGTAGCGAAGAGAATTATTGGGAAAACTTTCTTCAAAATATTTAATTCCATTATCTGTAAAATATTTAATGTAAGCATGTTCTTCTTTATAACTAAAATGTATTTCGCAATAGTCATTTCCATTATCGGAATAATAAGTCGAAAGTTTTTTACCCATTTTTTATTCTCCCTGAATTAAATCCTCTGCAAGAGGAAAGATTTTACTAATAGCCTTACCACACTCTCGAGCAAGTTCCATATGCTCTTTTTGAGTACCATTACCACTTCTCAATTCAATATAATGAATCCATGATCTAAGAGTTCCGTTAGCATACAAGCGAGATAAAGTCAAACCTTCCGGTAAAACTTTACGAGCCTGTTCTTTTGCAATGCCATTAAAAATTGCAAAGTCGTATGCTTTTTTAGCTTGATCAATTACATTTTGTTGTTGTAAATTCCATGCAGACTGTAAATCAGCATCATCTGTTTCAATTGAATTTTGCCTATTCTTATGATCTTGTAATCTTGCTTCTGATAAAACAAAGGTTTCATCCATATCACTTGGATTAGCATACCTTTGGCTAAATTCTTGGAATGAAAATGATCTATGTCTCAAAAGTTGTCTAGCAATGTCCCGAGTAGTTTCAATTTCCATAGTGGCTGAAGCCATTTCAAGAGGAGACCAGTGCTTATGCTTAATTAGGTATTTAATAAGCTTTTCGCTGGTCGCACTGTTAATTTGATTTGTAGGATTTGACACTCTTGCACAAAAAGCAATAAGATCTTGAACATCACCAATTTCCGGCATATCATAAACTTGTGTGTACCCTATCAATTTAGCCTTCATTACTTATATTCTCCAGTATCATATTCAATAAAATCTTCTTCATACATTTCTTCCCAATCTGTTGGAATCATAATACTGTGATTAATATGTTTAATAGCTTCTGTTAATTTTCCGCTTTCAGGTAAATCTTCTTCAAGCTGAACGAGAGCTTGATGTACTATTTTATACACGTTGTCGTTATGAATTTCAATTTTCATTGTCCTGCTTCCTTCATTACAAAAGTTCCTTTACGCGAATTCAAATAATTTTTACCTGAAACTCGATGCTTAATAAATCGCTTATTAGTTTCTGTTTTATTAGGATTTTCAATAGTAAATACGACATCTTTACCTTGTGCTAAAGCTTTCATTTGATTCATAAACCTGTCTCCTGAAGACATATAGTCTCTCCTCATAGCCTTACGAATTGATTTACTCACAGTACTGTGAATACCTTGTGATGTTTCTTTACCCATTATTTATCTCCTATCAAATTACTATATTTTTTTAGTTTTTCTCTTTTGGCTGTAGATGCCTCTAAAATATTATCACTAGAAATATTAAAATAATCACCTAATAAATCTAACATACATTGAACATCACCCATTTCATTTATAAGATTTTCTTTGTGCTTATCGCTCATACCAAACCGTAAAATTTTCATACATTCTTTAGTTAGCTCAGCACACTCCTCACTTGCTACAACAAGACATTCGGCTTCGGTTTGTTTCATAATTTAAATCCTTCAAAACTGCTATTAGCAATTCTTTCACCAATAGATGAATTATCAAATACCGGAGTATCATTCATTAATGTTTGAGAACTTTCATCGGCATCAAATAATCTCATTTTAGCTCTATTAACACCAATGACAAATCTTTTATGGAACGTTGGATCATTGTATCTATTCTTTAATTGTTTAACAGCAATTTGACTCATTTGTTCAAGTTCTTCAGTTGCAATGAGAGCAATCATTAAATCTGCCGTAGCGGGTAATCCAAAAGACTCAGACGTATCTTCAAGCCCAACATCCGAGTTACCGTAACCACTACGCGTCGTTTGCGTTGCAGAGACAATCGGGACATCGAATTCAACTGCCAATCCACGAAACTCTTCCGCAATTGCTTTAATATAATTATATGAATTAATAGCACCGCCCATACCTTTCATTCTAGAAGAAGCACAAATATTTAAATAATCAATATAGATAATATCTGGTATAAATGATTTTTTAAGCTTTAGTTCACTTAGTAGCGCCCTCATATGACCGACATTAGCAGAGCCGGTCGGGTATTCTTTTACAATAAGTTTACCATTTGTTTTTGTTGAAAGATTGTGGACCTTTTCGGCAAACATTGACTGACTTAAATCGGTCAATTGATCTATTTGAATATTAAGAAGATTAGCATCAATACGTTCAGCGATACGCTCTTCAGCCATTTCAGCAGTAATGTATAAAACATTTTTACCATCGGTTAAGTTGGCTGATGCAAAGTGACACATTGCTAGTGACTTACCTACGCCGGTTCCAGCCAAAATAATGTTCAATGTTTTACGTGGTAAACCGCCTTTTGTAATTTCGTTAAGCAGATCAATATCGAAAGGAATACGTTCTTCATCACGATGATAAAACTCATAACGTTCTTGAAATGCTTCAAGATAATCGTGGCCAACATTCGTATCAAATGATACACCAAGAGCTTTAGTCAGAATATCAGGTAAAGCATTTTTTGATAAGGTTTGGTGCTTACCGTCAATAATACTAATCGATTCCATAACAGCATTGAATAAAGCTCTATCTTGACACCACTTTTCAGTGGCATCAAGTAACCAATCTTCGTCACTCACTTCTTCAGTAAATAATTCTGGAATAATTTCTACCGCTTGCCGATATTGATCATCACTAAACTTATCAGCAGAATCAATCTCGATTTTAAATGATTCTGCTGACGGTAGTTTATTATATTTGGCAACAAATTTGCCGGATTGTTTGAAGAGTTCTTTATAGATACCTTCAAAATATTCTGCCTTAATAAAAGGCAAAACCTTTCTCATATATTTTTCATTAGTCAGAATGTTTTTAAGAACAACTTGTTCTATATTTGTGTTCACTCTTTTACCTCATTAATGTGTAAATCACTTGCTTTATTTTCAATAGCATCTTCAATAATAGAAATCAAAATATCACCGGCATGTTTTTGTAATTCTTCATTTTCTGAATTTAATGTTTCATCTGGACTATTTTCTACATGAAAGTCAAACGTCATCTGTTCACCATCTTCCATACGAATAGTACCATATTGTATAACACTTTCTATAAAATCTCCGGTTAAAAATCTAATTTGCCAATCATCATTATTTCCTGGAATAAATTCATAATCTTTATTTTCAATGTACTGCATTACGCCTCCATTTCTAAGATCTCATCCATATCTATATCAGATTTGTAACCAATAGTAAATTGCTTTTTTATAAAGTCTTTAAAATCTGTATTAGTAAAGATTGGATCCCAGAATTCTTTCTCAAGAGTACCTGCTTCACGAACTTTCTTTTCAGACACTTCACCAGTGGACATATCGACAGAAGAATACCAACCATTAGACGGCTTAACAACATAGCCACCCGCCATTGCTACTTCTAGTAAACCAGAATATTCTTCTACGCCACCTTCCCATGAAACTGAGATAGGGATCTTAGACTTTTCTTTTACAAATCGTGATTTCTCGATATTAATAACAAAGTCATAACCAGTAATTTCCGTGCCTTTTTTATTTTGGCGGCGGCCAAGGATCCAAATATTATTAGCACTATAATAAATCCCAGTGCCACCCGATACTACTGCTTTAGGAAATAAACCAATCTCTTGATATGTATGATTAACTGCAAGCATTACGATATTTTTCATAGCAAGATAGGGTGTTGCCATACGAAATAAACCTTTAAGTGCTTTAGCTCTCGACATATCAGCAACAGACTTTTCATTCTGAGCNTCATCTAATTCTTTCTTCGAAGCAAGATTACCAATAGAGTCAATAACAATAATGACATCATCTTTAGACTCTAGACCTTCAAGCTGAGCAATCATATCAAATTTAAGCTCTTCTACATTTGTAATTGGAGTATGAAGAACACGTGATGTATCAATATCAAATTGCTCAAAGTACGCTTGAGGTGAACCAAACTCTGAATCATAAAATAGCATTACTGCGTCTTTTTTAGATTTAAGATAAGCACTTGCCATAAGAAGCGCAAACGATGTTTTGAAGTGTTTAGATGGACCAGCCAAAACCGTTAGTCCAGGTGTCATTCCACCATCCATAGATCCAGATAGCGCAACGTTTACCATTGGTACGCTAGTTGAAATCATATCTTTTTCATTAAAAAATTTAGACTCAGAAAGAACTTCAGTGGCCTTAAGCTTTGAATTCTTTTTAAGTTTATCCATAATCGACATTTATATCTCCTTTGATTATTGGACTATTATAACATAGAAAGAAAGTAATGTAAATAGTTATTTACTAAAAGAGACATTTTGCTCAAGCTCTCTTTTATCTTTCGTATATTCAGATCTAATCTTATTATTTGCTTGTATTACCTCATTTAGGACTGAAAATGATATTGCAAAATCTAAAAATGCTGAAGTATCTTTTGGAAAACAAGCTCCACCAAAACCCATTTTGCCATCAAATCCTGGAACACTCGTATGAGAGTTACCAATCCTTGGATCTGATCTCATTGCATAAGTAATCTCATCAAAATTACAATCGTGTTTTTGTATTATATTATAGAATTGATTAAACCATAATACTTTTGTGGCAAGAAAACAATTAACTCCGTATTTAATAAAACTTGCTTCTTTTAATGTCACATGGTGGCATGGGCAAGGTTTACATTTACTATATTTTTTATATATTTTTTCAATATTGTTTGTATCTTTAATATGCCCTCCAAATATATGCATTGCCGAATTAATGAAATCTTCATCTGCAGATTTTTCAGTTAAAAATTCAGGATTATAAACTACTCTATCACCAGAAAGTTTATCTATAATATCAGGTGTGACGGTTGATTTTATTACGATGTGTCCAGCTCTATTAAGCTTTAACCATTTAACAGTTTCAATTACAAGTGCAGCGTTAACTGATCCATCATCCTCGCTTGGTGTAGGTAAACACACAAAAAATACATCACAAAATGGATCAGTATCTGACACTGTGGTATTATACTTAATGTCAATTGGTGCAATATCACATAATTTTTTATCAAAACCATTAATAACAGCTGTGCCTACAAAACCACAACCGATCACGGATATTTTTAATTTTTTAGCCATTATACCATAAAATCCTCTAATTGTATACCTTTTTGAGGTGGTGTACCCTGCCGCTGTTCCCAGCCAGAATTCCACCCCGAATTATTTGCTAACGTTGATGGTATATGATCGAAGGTTCCATTTCCTCTAGGAACATAATTTTGCCCAAACCTGACAAAGTCGCACATTACATCTTCTAAATCTTTTGGTTTTCCGCCGGTTTGTTCTCTCAATAAATCCATAAAACTATCCGGCTTCCACCCACCAGACAGTTTTTTCATACACCGAATAGCGTTATTACCTAAGTATGTATGGCTATCAACATCAGCATATTCTGGAAAATAATCAGAACAATCCATTGAGAAGGCAGCATATTGAAAATTAAATTTCCTGTGTCCGGCAGATTTGTTATAAACATTTAGAAAGTCTACAATTTCTTTATGACCTCTTTTGCTTTTTACAATCCAGTCACCTAATCTATCTATGACGTCTGGAAGCTCTTTAACAAGAAAATCAACATTAGATACTCCCTTTTTTGGAGCAGGTGGTTGATTTCCGATTGATGTAAAAAGAGGTTTGCCAGTAGCTTTAGCGCTAACTAGGTCCTCAGACATGTCTTTAATATCACGATGCTTTCCCCAAAACTGAATAATATTATTTCTATATCCATGATCATTCTCAAATGAAGCGCCGGAACCAGTAACGCGGTGGCTTAAAAATACATACATCCAAGTTTTAGTGTCCCATTTAATAGAATCATTTTTAGTATTTAATTCTCTACGTGTTTTATTTTGCCATCTCCATTTTGGAGTTTTAGATCCAAATCTAAGATCCTGAAGTACATTAGAAAATCCTGCTGCATTACGAGTAAAGCAGTCGTATATGTCAATCTTTTGCATTAAAGGATCGTCAATGGCTTTTGCTGCCTCTGGACCTTCATAATCTAATGGACCCCAATTAACATTATTTTGAAGCCACTTTGCTTTTGGATAATAATAGTTGACAAAAATGTCTAGGGCTTCTTCATTTAACCAGCTCATCTTTTGGCCACTTCCTATAAGAATTTGTTTCATCAATAATAGCCCAACGATTCAATATTGGCTCTGCACCTACATTCCAAAATAAAATATCTTTATCTGAATTCTTTGGGATATACTTCCAAGCTTTACCATCATAAGTATCTATATTAGGAAATGGCGGAAGCTTATCTTTTTTCTCAGATGCTGTAAATGCTAACGGCTCGGATATTGCCTCAGCAATACCAAGCTCTCCGGCTTTCATATTTCTTGACACACAAACTGATGTAAATTTAGCATTTGGCCAAGCAATTTGAAGCCCCCGTGTGAGCACGCCCGTGGACGTGGCAGTATAAACCTCATCAGGTGGATCAATTTTTGATGCAACTTTAACGATGCCAGCTGTAACCAATTCATGCTTTAATCCGAGTGGAACAAAGAAACAATTAGATCGTGCATCAGACCACTTCTTTGCAATGGCATTTAAATTAGGCATAGCAGCAATTCTATGAAATTCTACTATCGCTCCACGTTCAATGCAACAAGCCTGATGTGGTGATATTTTTTTTGATGAAGGCATAAAAAGTTTAACTTTTAGATTATGTCTTTTTGCTACATCGAGTATACTTACTCCGGCTAAACCAGTTCTTGGTTGAACATAAACAACGGTGTCTATATTTTCTGGTAAAGAAGATATAAGACAGTCACCACCTCGAACCTTACTACCAACTAAGTAATCGTCTCTAACAACACGAATGCCCTCATGTACTTTAATTACAGGAGGGCCATAAGGATCTTCCCAATCCTTTGCTAATTCTAAATAATAATCCTTAGTTTCCTCAGGACTACTCCAAGGGAAAGGATAATCTTTATTGATTAAGTCAATTACGTGATTATTATGTGGCAAAAACTGATGCTCCCCAGTTATTTCTTTTATAAAATGGTGGAGCTATATGAAAACTACTACCATGCTCCATATAAGTTTCAGCATATTTTTGAGGATCCATGTTATACCAATCAGCTGGTGGTTGTATAACATTGCTAGTTCGTTTGTACAAAGCTGCTATAAACATATCTGTAACATCTCTACGCTGTTCACAGCTACCGTAAAACGGTTCTTTTTTAAAGAATCCAGATTTAGGAATGCGTCGACCCTCAAATTCTACCGGTACTGGAGCAGTAAACCAAACATCAGTTGAATCACTGCTATATTTCATAGCTTGTTCGTAATAAGAATTAATTAAAGAATCGATGTCTAAAGGATGCCGAAGTAGATGATGACGAATATCTATTGAACCCAAACAGAAAGTAATACGATTGAAATTATCAGTATTAATGCCCCGAGTAAGACTTCCAAGGCCGGTCCTAAGACAGCCAAAAAGAGTCTTGCCGTCATGACGCAAAACCATATCGCGACTATCACTAAAAGACAAAGTATGACTGTCTCCAATAATGGCATCATTTAATTCCAATTCTTCTTGTTTAAGTGATTTAACATTTTTAAACCTTCTGGATAGTAAATCACACCAGTCTTCAGTGATTCCTTCGTATGTAGTCTTAGCGCTTAGTCTTTTTTTTAACATAGCTCCATAATCAGGCATGTCCCAATCAAGTGAGACCACATCTTTACATGATGCAATTATATTCAACTTATCATAAACTTCTTTATTGGCGCCGCCAAATAGATTTAACGTTCCTCCAAAGTTAGCTCCATGATCAATATAAACAGTATTAGCTTTTCTAACATTAGGTGTACACTTATTATCTATATAAGCGTCAAGCTGATCGCGCCATAACTGTGACCAACCAAGAGTATGTGACTTAGCATTTACTGGAATATTGCTAATTGGATTCGTTATGACTTTCATATTGTTACCCACCTATATTTTAGACCAGCTTCTTTGTAATATGACTTAGATCTTTGCCATGAGTCATGCCATTTTTCATCAATCTTTTGTCGTGGCATGACTAGTTCAGCAACTCCTACTTGAATAAGTCCTTTTGCACAATCAGAACAAGTAGGAAGACCTGATACGTAAACAGTTGATTTATTTAAACACACACCATTAAAAGATGCATTATAAATCATGTTCATTTCAGCATGAACAATTCTGACATATTTCTCTTCTCGGTTACTATATAAGTTAGGACTATCAAGCATTCCTCGAGGAAATCCATTATATCCCTGAGCTAAGACTTGTCCTTTTGAACCTACAGCAATAGCTCCAATCTGACTTGAAGGATCCTTAGACCATCCAGCAATAGTTTTAGCCAGCTCTAAATATCTTAGATCCCATTTGTGTTGACGATTAGTATTATGTGACAAGATTAAAATGCCTTTCATATACGTGAAGATTTTGTACCTGCCAGATCATCATACCAGCACTAACCGGATCTTTAACTCTATAGATATTATTTAAATCTTCTACTAGTTTATTTTGTACATGTCGTTGCCAAGCATAATCATTCTTATAGCCAAATACTACATCATTAGACCGCATTTGGACTACACAATGAAGTAAATTATCACGAATATAGTAAGTGACAGCGTTAGTACAAATGAAATCAGATTTTCCATTTTCGTCAAACTCCACCCAAATAGAAGGCCGATTATAGATCATAGAAGCACGCCTACCATCGGGATTTTTGTCTAGTTCAGACAATGCATTTTGATATTGATCAAAATATTTATTAGCATAAATCAGATGACCATAGTTTGAATTAATTTCACCATGCGTATTAGCAGCATATTTCCAAGCCGCAGGCGCATCTTCACCAGACTCTTTATTAATATCAAAGATATTAGTCGACTGGTTATCATACCAATCTAATTCTTTTTGAATATATGAAAGAGACGGTTTACCGAATATAGATGGTTCATCAGCAATAAATGATGCGCCGATCATCTCAATAGTTCGTGCTCCGGTTTTATCAATAGTGAATGCTTCATCATTTAATTCATCAACAAAGAATTGACGAACATCTTTTACAGAATTCATTTTCATTGCTCACATACTCTCTTTCTTAGATCGCTTGTTGAAAAGCGATGATCACGTTTGTTAAAGTATAAATCAATTCCACGGTTGCGACATTCATCTTTACCAGTAAAATCCTTGCTTCTATACTCTTCACCAAGTATCCTAACATTAATTGGATACATGTTTATTATATCAAGTAAATCGGCTTCTGTACAATAAATAATGATCTCATCAACATATTTTATTGCAGAAAGCTGTACTTGTCTTTCCACAATATTTTGTATCGGAGAATTCTTTTCCTTACGATCAATATTAGGATTTACTTGCAGACCGCAGATCAAATAGTCACATTGTGACTTTGCTTCTCTGAGCATAGATACATGTCCAGCATGAAGTAAATCAAAAGTACTACAAGTAAATCCAACTTTCATTAGTCGTGTTCTCCATTATTTCTACGACCATTATATCCATCAATTCTATCGAAAAGTTTAGGATTGCGCTTTGCGGTATCAAATGTACCAACTGTAATCACAATTGCTGCTAATAACAATGTATGAACGATTGCGTTAACGCCCCAAAACATAATGCTTCCTATGTACATAGAGCATACAGATACCCACATCCAAGCAAGTATTTGCATAATTAAATGTCTAACTTGAAGATTTGGTATATTTCTTAAAGGATTAATATCTGCATCCATGACACTGTTCCAAGCATCATTAATAAATTCTCTCATTGTCCGATCTCCCTACAGTTTCTCTTATAATATCATTATGGTTAAACTCAGCCCAATATAACTCAAAGGCCACACCGGGTTCAATACATTCAAATTGATGATAAACTCCTGGTTTTACTTTAGTATATTCACCTGCTTGTAAAATAGTTTCATCAATTAAATCGTAATCTTTTTGCCATACACGGATGAGCATTATTCCTGACTCGATATAAAAGCCATTCCATTTATATTCATGA